GACGGTGCCTAGTTGGTACTCGGCGTCGAAGATCACCGGGACGGCTTCGCCATTGATCACTGCAGTGGCGTTGGCGAGGCGCTCCATCGCCAAGCGGTTCAGTCGCGCCTCGAGCTCGTCGAACATGGTCAGGCGTTGATCTTGACGTCGACGGTGGTGACACCAGCGCCGGCTGCTGCCGTGGCATAACCAGCCAGCACATTCGCGCCAGCGGTCTTGGTCATGCGATCGGCGGCATCATCCCAGTACAACTCGTCGCCCTGGGCGACGACGTCGGCCGGCAGCTTGCTCTGGTTCCAGACACCCGTGACCGATACCGAACCGGTGCTGAGGGGCGGGATGTCGGCCAGCGCGATACCAACGCGCTTGCCGATCACCACAACCGTGCCCGAGGCGACTGCCACGCCGCCGGTCGTGAAGTCGAGGACATCGCCTTCCTGTACATAATTCTTCGCCATGCTTCTTCCTTTTGAGGTCAGGGTGGCGCCGACCATGCGGCGCCGGATGTGTTGATTACGCGCCCGTGCCTGGGTTCTTCGCGAGGGTGCGGAAGTCGAGAGCCTTCACGCCCGCATCCATGCGCACCTTGAATTCGACGCCGTCGCGGGTCCAGCCGGTGTGCTCTTCCAGGGTCGGCGCGGTGTTTCCATCGAGGTACTGAACCTCGACCGTGTCGTGGGCGTTTTGGTCAGCGGCGCCGTACCACTCAGTCGCCGAGGCTACGTCCAGGCGCGCGTCGCTGATGACTTCGAAGGTGCCCTTGACCGAGTTCGGCACGGTGTTGTCGCGGGCAGCGGCGCCGACTTCGAACTCGCTGTCGCGTACGACCTTGGCCGTTCCTTCCAGCGCGATCGGAACCAGGAGTTTGGCCAGGCGGATGTTCAGCGCGCTTGCCGTGCCGTCCGTCTGTTTAGCCATCGCCACGCGCATTGCATCGACGCCGGCCGTGTTGATGCCGAGGCCAGTCAGGAGGTTCTTGTGGTCGGCGTGAAACAGCGACTTGCCGTCTGCCATCTTCGGATTGGCGGTCAGGATCGCGTACACCAGGTCGCCGATGGTGCGGATCGCAGCGCGGCCCATGCGCCGCGGGATTTTGGTGAATGCGTCCAGGTCATCGTTGATAATGGTGTGGCGCGTCAGCGCGAACATCTTGCCGAAGGTAGCCAGCTGCACGGTCTCGCCACGCTCGCCCACGCTGGCGTACTTGTATTCGCCGCCGTCCTGGATCTTGTCGAGGCCCGGGAAGGTGTTCAGGTCAAGGCGCTTGCCCGGCTTGAAATCGCCCAGGCTGCCTTGCGAGGTCCACAGCTGGAAAGTCTCGTCGGCTTCTTCGTAACCCTTCATCATTGCCTTGTTGGCGACAGCCGACAGCAGCAGCGGGAAGTCCGAACTGGTATGCGTAAAGGCGGCGGCAACGATGGCCATCTTGTCCATGCCGCGCACGTTGACGCCAGCATGTGCCAGGCATTCGCGAGCCAAATCCATCGCCGAGAAACCGCGGTAGTTGTTGGCTGCATCGTCCTTGGCAACGTTGCCACGGGCCAGCAGTGAAGCCTGGGCGCCAGTACGGAACTTGTCGCGCTCGTCTTCCAGGGTGACGATGTAACTGCCGGCGACTGGCTTTGCGCCGGCGCCCAGGTGGGCCAGCAGCTTTTGGTTTGCCTGCTCCAGCGTGCAGTCGTGGTCATCGGCGCAGGTGGTCATCAGGGCCGACACACCGGTCGTGCCGGTGAACGCAGCGAACGCAGCTGCGATGCCCGAGCGGCGTTCCTTGTCGGCAGCCAGCGCGGCTTGGGCTGCAGCCTTGGCGGCCGCCTTCTTTTCGTCTTCCGTCATGGTTTGGATCACTTTCTGTGGTGGTTGAGTCGCGGCAGCTGCCGCCTGGGTGGTTGGCTGCGGGAACGACTGGTACCGCGCCTTGATGGAATCTTTCATGTGCGCCATGGCGGCAATTGGGAGGCCGGTGATAACGGCGTCGACGAACTTCGCCTCGAGCGCTTGCTCGGCCGTGTACCAGTGGTCCTTGCCGTCCGTGAGCAAGGCCACCATCTCAGCCTTGTCCGTGCCAGTCTTGGCCGCATAGGTGATCGACATGGCGTCGGCCCAGCTGTCGAGCATGTCAGCGAAGTCGCGGTGCGCAGCGCTGTTGCCGGCCATCCCGCCCCACGGAGCATGGAGCATCAGCTGCGCGTTCTCGGCCATCTCGACCGTGTCGCCGGCCATCGCGATCAGGCTGGAGATCGAAGCAGCAATGCCGTCCACCACGGTGGTAACGTGCGCCTTGTGACGCTTGAGCGAGTTGTGGATGGCGATGCCGTCGGTGACCGAGCCGCCGTAACTGTTGATGCGCACGGTCATCTGGTCGACGTCGAGTGCGGCCACCTCGCGCACGAAGTTGCTGGCGGCGATGGTGTCGCCATACCAGCTCTCGCCGATATCGCCGTAGATGAGGATCTCGGCAGCGGCCGCCGTGGCGACGCCACCGGCGGCGGGTTGGGCACCCGCCTTGGCACGGATGGTGTACCACTGCGGCGTTTTGTTGTTGTCGTCTGTCGGTGCTGGCATCGTCAATCCTTGTCGATTGCTGTCGTGTTTGAAGCCTGTAGTGTGTTTGTCCGGGCGTCCCATTTCTAGGGAGAAATGGGACAGTTTTCCAACGGCATGGACGAAAAAAAACCGCCTGCAGGCGGTTTTCGTGAACAGGTCACTCGTCCTTTTCCGGACGGTCTTTCTCGTCATTGCCTAGCGGGGGCGCAGCGGGAGCTGCAGGCGCGGCCTTGTCCTTGTTGGCGTAGTCGGACGCGAACACCAGACCCTTCGCCTTGCATTCTTCGCGGTGCGCTTTGACCTGCTCGAGCACGTCGCGCGGGTTGGCGCCGCGCTTGCGCATTACCTCCACTTCGCTCGCGAAGCCGTCTTCGACCAGCGAGTGCCAGGCAAGCGCCTCCTTAAGTGGATCGATCCATGGCATCGACTGGCCGACAAACAACGCATCGTCGGCGCTCTCGGGATCAACGTCGCGCGGCATCGGTACGGCGCCGGACAGGTGCGCAGCCAGGACAAAGTCGTTCCAGGTAGGTTGGACGAACTGGCCGACGAATTCATCGCACAGCACCGCGTAATGAATCCACTGCTCAACCAGCTCCTGCCGCTGCGACGAGTAGGTGCCGCCGTAGTCGCGCGCGATGCTTGAGTAACTACCGCCCAGGCCTGCGGCGACGGCACGTAACTGGCCCTGGCGGAAGGTGACCAGGTTCGGATTTGGACGGTTGGAATCGATCATGCCGATCTCCTCGCCCGCTCCGAGTGAGTCGATGATCATGCCCGGCGAGAAGTGCAGTTCGCGCGGCTGACCGGCAGGGGTGCCGTCGGCACCGGCCGAGAAGTCCTCAGCTGCACCCTTCTTCACGTAGGCCGTCAGCGACGCCGCCACCTTGGCCGCCACGCGCTCACTCTCCTCGTAGTCCTTGATGTCCTCAAGGCGGGTGATAACGCTGGCGAACTCCGACACTCCACGCATCTGGCCGATGCGATCGACTGACGCGATGTGGTGCATGCGGGTAGCCTCGATCCGCTTTAACTCGTAGCTGCCCTTGGCCCACGCTTCGCCTGGAAACTGCTTGTATGCCCAGTAGGCACTGGGTTTGCCCCAGGTGTTGCGCTCGATACCTTGCTGGATACCGCGCGCCAGGTCGTGGTAATCCAAGGGGATCATGTCCGGCTCGATCAGCTCGAGCGAGTACGGAACCTTGGTGCCATGGTCGAGCAGCGGCACCGCGCCGATCAACCGCTGCGCAAAGCACTCGCCGTCGCGCATCCAGGTCTTGGCTACCAGACGCTGCACCTTGCTCCACGTATGCCGGTGCGTGACCTCGGGCTTTTGCTGCCAGTCGCGGTAAGCGTTGCGCAGCGCAGCCGCATACTCCTCGTGGATGCTGCCGTCCTTGCGCCGCGGCTGGGGCTCGATCCCGATCCCGTTCGGGCCGACGACGTTGTTGATCAAGACACGCAGCGCGCCACGCGCGATGTCGTGGTTCTGCTCGAGGTGGCGGGCCAGGCCGCGCAGGGCCACGGCGCCCTGTTGCACCTGAGCGTTCGGCGGCCGGTTGTCCTTCGCACTTTTGCGGTTGCGCGATGGCTTCGCCGCCTCGTACTGGTTCAGCAATTGGCGAGCGGCCAGGCGGCGCACGCCGGCGCTGGGAAAGAGCCAGCCGACGACACGGTCGAAGGCATTGATCTGGATCTTGGACTTCGCCTCCATGCTCAGTCCCGGTTGAAGCTAGCGACGGAGAACGGCATGCCACCGAACGAGGGACGCCCAGCCACCCGGCCTGCCTGCTGGTTCACACGCTGCTCCCACTCGCGGCGGCCGCTGCGAATTTCGTTCAGGTTTTCCATGCTCATCGACCGGCCTTGGAACGTGATGGACTTACCGGCCAGGACGGCCGCCTCGGCCTCGAGGTATTTAGCGAGCATTTCGGATGCTGATGTTGACATGGGAACCCCCGGTGATTTGGAGGCCCAACACTATCGTCCAGGCTGTCCCATTTCTAGGGGGAAATGGGACTTTGTACAGCGCTGTTGTGAAGACACGCACCGGACATCGCACCGCCTGGATGAGAATGGATGCTGGTCAGCAACCTTATTAGACAACGCTTTGCAGGTTAAACTAGCGGAAAGTAAAGGATCTCGTATGCCTCACTGTGCCGAGAGTATGCTGAGCGAGGGACCTCTTCCCGGGGCTTGCATAAGCCTTTTTCGCAGAATTAAATTTATTGGCTCTTCAAAAAACTTGAAGCACATGTACGAGCATGCAACGGTAAAAACGAAATAAATGAAGAAGTAGATATTTGGCATCAGCAAATACAAATCTGACTTCCCAAAAAAGTATTTTAAAATCCGCCAGATCGGCCAATGCAGAATATAGAGCGAGTAGCTCGCACTTCCAAGCATGGTAACTCCGCGTAATGACAGCGTTCGCGCGAGCACGCCGCGGCCGCACGCTAGAGCGCAAATCAATAGTCCTGCGAGAGGTGCAGTTGCACCATTAAAGAAAAACTCGTTACTCAATGGGAGGCACATTATTGCGACCAGGGCAGCGGATGATGCCACTGAAATAAATGGCGCTACATTGTCAAACATTGCAGTGGTCCGATTTTTCCAAATTAACCCTAAAGCAATCCCTAACAAAAATTCCGGAAGACGCGGTAGGGGCGTGAACATCCAAAACAGACCATTTATGGACCCTGTTAAGACATAGACTACCGTGGGGATGACGGACAACAGCCAGCAAGCGAGCGCAAACCATGCCAGTTTTTTTTGTGGCAATTTTGATAACGGGATACAGATAAAGGGGAAGATCAAGTAGAAAATTGCTTCGACAGATAATGACCAACCTGGCGGGTTCCACATCCCCCAATGCAACCCTAGAGGGTGTAGCCAAGACTGGGTGAGCGATAATGAAAGAAATGCCGCTATCACACGAGTATATACGGGCTCATCGCCCATCGCGATAATCGGGGCGAAGAGTATTATGCCGACTAAATAAACGGGATAAAGCCGAGCAACACGTGCTCCCCAAAATGCCTGCTTACTTCCCTTCATCTCGCCCGGCTTGCGGATGTAACTAAAGGAAAGGATAAAACCGGATAGAATGAAAAAGATGGTCACGCCAACAAAACCATGCGAGATGAAGTTACCTAATATTCCTTTTGCCGGCTGAGTAAAATGAAGTAGCACTACCATTGCAGCCGCGAAGAACCTTAGCCCTGTTAACGCTTGAATATGATTATTGGACTTTGACATATATTTCGTATGATTTTATTTGTTATCCGAGCATTTCGTCGGGCAGGCAGTACTTTGGACGCTCACTCGCCGTAACTTAAGAACGGTATAAGTTACACTATTGTAACTTCATGTAGGAAAAAGATTACAATAATTGCTGTTCGTGTCGGATTAGCAACGTCGGACCGACGAGGGCGCATCCACACACGCTTAGCTCCCTTTGATGATCCTGTAAAACTGCGTACGCCCAATGCCGTACTCTGTCTGCAGCTCGAGCCGGTTCCGACCATTGAACTTCGCACGGATCGCCACCGAACGCGCCTCGGCGTCCACGTCGTTCTTCTTGATGTAGACCTCCTGTCCGCCCCACTGCAGGCGCACCAGGCTGTCGACCTGCTTCTGCTTTTCGGGCGGGAAGATCTCCATGCCCAGGGTAGCGCTCACCAATCCGATCAAATAGCCAACAACGTCAATTTGCTCGCTCTGCATTTATCCAAATCCCCTACTCGACCAATCATCCGATGCGAAGGGGTTTCCTCCGCTCCTGGGCGGCGGCGCCGGCGGCGCAGCCTGTTCTTGCTTCTGTTGCGGCGGCGCTTTCTCTGCAGGCCTGACCGGTTCAGGTGCCGGCGCCGGCAGGCTGAACAGATCGCCGATCACTGGCTGCACTTCCGCTTCCAGCATGTCCCACCACTTCGCCGTCTTCTTCCCCAGCTCGAGGTGCGTCTCGAGCCAGACCGCATAGACCGTGCAGTCCCATGCCTCGACACGCTTGCGCAGCGCCGTCCAGCGCGATTCCTTTCCGTTGGCGGTAGCGCGCTCCACTCGTGCTTCGCCTGCCATCTGTGCAAACCATTCATCGCTCGCATCCTTTGAAAAGTGCATGTAGCCCGGCCCAGGCTTGGTGATCTGCAGCCGGCCGTAGATCAGGTCCTTGGCCAGGTTGGTGCCGACTTGCCAGAGGATCAGGCCGCGCTTCAGGGTCTTGCCGCGCCAGTTGATCTCGACCTTCGACGCCCCATCCTTGATGTGCTTCTCGCGGCCCGACCGCCCGCGCACCGCGTAGACCTTGCGCCCCAGTGCCGCCTGCGCATGCACGAAGCTGTACACGGCTTGCGTCTTGTGGCCGCCCGAGTCGATCGCCGCGGCGTAGACCTTCAGCTTCCTGCCGCCGGCGTGTTCGAACTCGGTGTCCCACAGGTACTCGGCCACGTCCTGCCACACCTGGTCTTCGTCCGGATTGCCGTAGAAAATCTTGTGCTCGATGTGCCACTTCTGGCAGCCGCGGCCGTAACCCCACACGGTGATCTCGACCCGGTTGTCCTGGGTGTCGCCGCCGGCAAGCAGTCGCACGCAGCCCATCGGCACGGTGCCGGACTTGTACCCATCAGCCCGCTCCTTCAGCTGGTCGGCGTCGGTCTTCTCCTGCTCCAGTGCCCAGGTCTCCCCCAGCGTCGTGTTGGTGAAGGCCTTGAGCTTGGTGATGTCGCCAGCCTGGGCGCGCTCATACGCGTCTAGGAATTCCTCGACGAGCTTCGACCACGCGACCAGCGGGCTGTACGCGGTCCAGACGTGGAACGCGACGTGCGAGAACGGCGCGATCACATCGCCGGCCGCGTTGCGGAACACGCCTGCAGCGTCGATCGTCACGCTCGCGTCGGCGTTCTGCCACCTGCCCTTGTCGGCCACCGCCAGGTACTGCGCCTGGCCGATCATCGAATGGCAATGCGGGCATACGTGCCGCACGCTCTCGGGGTCGTCCTTTAGCCACTTGAAGCCGGTGGTCTCGTCCTTGCCGCCCCAGGACAGCACGTGGAACTCGCCGCAGTCCGGACACGGCACCGCATATTTAACGCGCAGGTCTGCAGCCTGCGCGCGCTCGTCGATCAACGAGAAGCCGGCCAGGCCAGGCGTCGACCCGACCACGAGCTTCGGGAAGGTCGCACCCTCGACGCGCTTTGCTGCCAGCGTGACTGGGTCGCCCTCTTTCTCAACGTCACGATCGAACGCGTCCAGCTCGTCCAGCAGGGCGACGTCGACGGAGATCCGGCGATAGGCGCGCGCAGCGGTACCGCCGCGGGTGTGCAGCAGGCAGCCGAGGAACTTCTTCTGTGCGAGCGTGTTGTCCTTGTGTCGGGAGATGTGCGCCGGCATCGCCTTACGCATCACCTTCACGTCGCGCAGCATGGTGTCGAGCTCGGTCTTCACGAACTCGTCGCTGTCGCCATCCGTCGGCTGCCATAGCGCCTGGTTGCGACGCTTGTGCTCGGCGAAGTAACCGACAGCCGCCAGCAGCATCTTCGTGTAGCCAACCCGAGCCGACTTCTTGAAGTCGATCTCGCGGATGTCGTCATTACCGATGCACGCCAGGATCGCGCGCTGGAAAGGCCACGGTACCCAATTCTGCTCGACGTACGACGATTCCTTCGACAGGTAGAAGTGCTCGCGCGCCCACTCCTCAAGCGTCATCGGTGGTGGCACGCCGAAGGTGCCCAGGCCGCGATTCAAAGTCTTGGCCAGCTCGGGCGACGTCCAGTTGACGACGTCATGCATGCTACCCATGGTCGAACTCTTCCTCGACTTCAGCGACATCGGCGTCGGCGCCACCCTCCTCGTCCGGCTCGCGCAGGTCGTCCAGCGACATGCCGGCGACGATGTTGCGCACGCGCGCGATCTCGCCGGCGATAGTCTTGATTTCGTCAGCGGACAGGGACGGCACGCGCCGCTTCACGGCGCCGGGAATGGCCTCGAGGATGCCGGCGATTTTGCCGCCGGCTTTCGACAGCACCTCCTCGATCAGTACGACGGGCGCCAGTTCACCGCGGGTGACGGCGTTCTGCATTTCGATGCGCTCGCGCTGGGCCTTGGCCAAGCCGGCCCGCTCGGTAGCCAGGTCGAGGTCCCCGTTGCTCGCGCGGCCCGCAGCCTGCTCGCGCAAGTGCGAACAGTAAGCCTGCAGCAGCTCGTGGCCGGTCATGCTCTTCTCGAGGATCTCGCGTCCGACCAGGTTGCCGATCGCCTGCTGGCTGACACCGACGAGCGAGCCGAATGCCGCCTGCGTCATAGGCTTGGAAAGGTCAAGGTCCGACAATACAACCCCCTTAGGATGGGTATGTGACTAGAGAAAACTCGGGGTTCGAATTACCCTTGCAGGCCCCCCTCCCGGGAGTACCTTGGAAATTTCTTAGGAGAAAATAGTTCTTGCATTCAACGCTGCGTTGCCCGTGCCTCAGCCAGCGCGCGGGCGAACTCAGCAGGAAAGTTCTGCTCGACGGTCGACTCGGCGACGTACTCGAAGTCGTACGTGGCCTGATAGACCGCGCTGCGTGCGAAGAGCATCACGAGCCTGAGGCCTGTGCCGCGTGCGAAATGCACGCGCTGGTAGATCCCTAGCGGCCTGCGACCACCAGGGCGCCCGCAGAAGTACGAGATGCCCTGCCGCGTTCTCGAACCGCGCTCCAGGGCCGCGCGCCTCTTGTCGCTCATGTTCGCCTTGTAGCCGGCTTCCGGGAATGCCCTGAAGTACGCAAGGATCTGGACAATCTGGCCGCGGCTCATGTTGCCGTAGGCGTCCAGCTGCGCGCCCTCACCAGGTACGACACGGTAGCCAGGCGGCAGCGCACCAATCGACCGCAACGCACGCTCGAACCGCTTCTCGCCGCGCTCGCCGCCCTTGATCTGTGCATCCAGGTACTTCGAGGCAGGCGTGCTGCTCTTGCTTGCGAAATCCTTCAGTTTGACCTCGGCCGTCAGGTTGGTGGCCGTCGCCGGTCGAACAAACAAGGCTGACGTCGTGAACGGTGTCGGCTGATTGAAGATGTCCTGTATCTCCTTCACCTCAGCCGTCGCGGCCAGCTTGGCCGATCGCGTCAAGGCCACCCGGGTAGCGAACTTGACCTGCTTCTCCTCGACCAGCATCCCTGAGGTGATAGCCCTGATCGCATCGCGTACATCAACGGCCACGGGGTTCTCCTGAGTGCAGACGTCTACACACCCACAACTTCTGGCTGAGTTCCGTCCAACAATTGCTTGGGTTATCGCCAGGGCTCATCTAAGATGAATTCCTGTCATGCGAATAAAAAAACCCGGGATGACCCGGGCGAAACGAACACGAAGCGTTGTATCCCCCGCTTTCCAGCGGATCGAGATAGGACCACCACCTTTCGTCGTTGAGATTCGTGCGCGGCATGGTCTCCCAAAAAAATGCCCCGCCGGCGCAATGCCTGGCGGGGCTGAAGCACGCGAGGGTGCGAGGGGAGACGCAGGGCCTGGACGCTGCGAAGCAGGCTGTAAACGCAAAAAAGCCCGCATCAGCGGGCTTTGCTTACATTGACTGCGAGCATGGCGAAAATATAGCTGAGCTGGAACACTTTCGTCAACGCATTAATTGACTCCGCGCAAATCTATCCAGAAAGCCACACTATCGCTTAGTGGGCATAGCCTTGCCGTGCTGGCACCAAACCATGCTCGACAAAGTAAGGCTCCAGCCTGGCAATGGCCATATCCTCCAGAATGCGCAGCTGATTTTTCATCTTGAACGAGGCGCGCACGTACCTGGTGTGATTGCCACCGAACTGGGCAGCCAGGTCACGTGCGCTGATATCGATCTTCCTGTGGTTGGCGAACATCCTGCCGAGCATGCAATCCAGGGCCAAAGGCTTGATGCGGGAGAACATCGGCGCAATCCATTCAGACAGCCCCTGAATCGCCGCGATGCGCTCGGCCGAGAATGCAAAGCGCCGTTCGCCGTCGACGTCCTCGAAGTCTGTCTGGCCATACTTTGCCTGCAGCACCCACATCTCGGGCGCCGGAAGCCGTGTCCTGATGGCCTGTGCGATTAATGCGCACTGCGCTCGCACGTCCAACGTGCTCAGGCCGTCGAAGTTGACCGTACCGGCCCGCTCGCCGCGCAGCTGATCCAGCCAGTGCCGCTGCCCATCGTCCAGGGTGGACTGCTCCATTACACGCAGCAGCGCTGCCCTGAATGGCGTGCCTTGCGATGCCTCCTGCCCCATCACCACAAAGGCGACGTGCACTGCCTGTCCCGCGTCCTGAAAAATCCCTTGTATCTGCTCCACGTTTGCCGCTCCCATTTGCCCTGCCCCTTTAAGTTTCGGGACGGTCTCGCCGTCCACACATCGATTTACTTGCCGTCGCCTTCCAGTACCCTGGTCGAGTTCCCTCGCTCATCCTTCAGCACCCGCCAGCCCCGCCTCGGCTTTGTTCCCACCGTATGGCCGTTCTCGCTGGCGTAGAAGACCGGCTCGCCTCGCATCCCTGCCTTGATCTGCCGGTCTATCGCTTCTGTCCCAAACGCCGCCCGCATCCCGTCGATCCACGCTGTCACGACTGGCATCTGCTCTCGCATGCTGCCTTTTGCCATTTCGCTCCTCCTCGCTTTACGGTCTGTTTCTTTGTCGCAAACCCTCAATACCCTCCACATACCCCCAACATGCTTAACTCTTTGTTTTTATTATCTTTATTGACACTATTGAGACTATTGAGGGTTAAATTAAAAACAAACGACATTTAATTCCGTCGTTTCTTCTCTTGGCTCGCCTCGTTGCGCACGCGCATGGAGCCTCAGAAAACCGTCGATACCCTCAATACCCTCAACATCGCCTTATTATTCAATGACTTAACTATGTTGGCGGTAGCGTCCATATGGACGGTTAACCCTCAACATCGCTTGCACCACGAGCGCGATACGACTTCAGCTGCGACTCGAACAGGCCACTGGCATCCTCTGCCCACTCCCGGAAAGACTTCCCAGGCGGCTGCTCGCCGACCAAGAACACAAACCGCTGCTTCACCTTTTCGCCGTATTCGTAAAGGATTGCCTTCTTCTGCAGCAAGTTGCCGGCATAGCGCTCGACAGTCGGGCTGAAGATGGTCAGCGAGGTGTACTTTGATTCGCCAGACCGGTTGCACCACACCTGGAAGGCGTCGTACAGCTGCTGTACGCCGCAGGTGATGAATGGCAGAGGCAGCATGCCCTTTGACCATTCACGGTAGAAACGCTCGGCCGGCGCCAGGCTCTTTTCGATGAGCTTGTCCTTCGCCTCGTTGTAGAGCGGCTTCGTGTGCTCGTTGAAGTCGCCCATGTCCAGTTCGTGCACCAGGTAGTGGTAGAAGGCCTCAATGCCGCCTGCCTTGATCTCGTTGGCCACGCCGACGTAGAACTCGCGGCCGAGCGCCGGCGGCGTCCACACCACCAAGTAGCGGCGGTCGGTCTTGTCCAGGGCGAGCGGCTGCAGCTCGTTCGACAGGAACACGAAATTCATCTGGTTCGCTTCGCTGTGCTCGGGCAGCCCCTTCGGGTTGACGATGACGGTGTCGCCCGACACCAGGTACTTCAGCTTGCCCTTCATCTGCTTCAGTTCGGCCCGCGTCACCACCTCGTCGGCCACCATAAACAGCTTCATCGAGGCCCAGTCATTGAAGTTCGACTCCAGCTGCGCGTTGCCGATGACGTAGCCGTACTCGCCGTAGATAGCCTTGACGACCTTCTCGAAGAAGAAGTTTTTGCCGCTGCCCTCGTCGCCGTGCATGATGATCGAGGTTTCCATCTTCGCGCCCGGGTTGCGCAGCGGGTAGGCCAGCCAGCGCAGGATCCAGGTGGCCAGGTCGTCGTTGCCATCGCACAGGTGCGACAGCAGCACTTGGATCTGCATGCAGTTGCCCTTCTTCGGGCGCATCTTCCAGCCGCTGAATAGGTTGACCGTCGCCGTCGGGCCGCTCTCGGCCGGACTGGGCGTCTCGGTCGGGTCGAACACGATGTTCTTCTTCAGCACCCACTTGCGCGCCTCGCCGGACCAGAACTTCATCACGTCGTTGTTGGCCACGATGGTGCGCATGGCCGACACCTTCATCAACATGCGCTGCCGGCAGTCCCACACCAGGTCTTCGCCGTAGATCAGGATGAAGTTCTCGAGCACGTCGTCGACGGCGTCCCAGTGGGCCTGCCCATAGACCTTCTTCGGTTTGTCCTTCTTGTGCGTCGCCTCGTCGTCGCCCCCCTCCCCCGGCGCGGAGCGAACGCCAGCCGGCGCTGTAACGACCATGGTTCCAGCGCCTTCGTAATTCCCGATTGCCGATTCCTCGTCAAATCGCGCCGCGATTTCCGCAGGCGTCTCGCCTGTCGCGCTCGCGCGCGGCTGCTCCGCACCGGGGGGAGGGGGGGAATTTGAGACCGAGGCCTCCGAATACGAAACGTCGGCTGCGGCCGCTACCGGAGAGGGGGCGGGAGAACCGGTCGTGCGCTGCTGCGCAGCGAAGGGAAGGATGGGTCCCGACTGGGGCACGACAGCGGCCGCTGGCGCGGAAGGCACGGGAAGGCGAGTTGTGCGCTGCTCCGCAGCGGGGGAAAGGAAAACCACCGGCTGCGGCACCGTCTCGGTTGCGTTGACAGTAAGTAGACTGCGCTTGATCTGGTCCGCGACCTTATCGAGCCCTTCCTCAATGTGAAGGTCGTTGTAGTCGGTCAGCTTACGGCCAGCACGGTCGACCGCGAACAATGGCACCGAGACCGAAGCATTGCCTACTTCCCTGGCCGCGGCGTGGCAGCTCGATACGCCGGCGTTGGAAAACGTAGGCGAACTCACCGACCTACCCTTGCGAATGTCGGTGCTGATGAACCGGATACCATTGATATCCGCGCGCCAGGTCGCCATAACCTCGATGGTCTCGCCATCGGGGGCAATGACGCGGTGCGTGGCGCCGTCGATCGGCAACGACGACGAGATCTTGAATTCGTCCTGCAGGAGCCTCGCAAACCGCTCGGCCAGTAGGTAATCGTCGTCGGCGAGGAACAGCAGGTGCGCAGTCGGGTAGTGCTTGCGCAACCAGCGGGCGACGTGGATCAGGTTGCCGGCGTTTAGGGCGACTACGACAGGCAAATCATAGCCAGGCGCGAGCGCCAGACGTGCGCTTGCACAGGTTGCGTATCCTTCGCCCAGGGCAATGATCGGCGCGCCATCGGGCTGGCCGAGCACGTGCATGGCGCCGATCGCGTCCATGCCAGCATTCAGCTTTTTCGCGCCAGCTGCGTCGATCTTTTGCAGGCCGAGCAGCTGGCCATCGCGCACTAGGGGAATGAGCAGCATGCCATCGTGGCCGACACGCACGCCCTCGCCGGGTACCTGCTTACGTACCAGGTACGGATGCGAGACCGGTACGCCGGCTGCCTTGTTCCACTGGTCGCGCGCGCGGTTGGCGGCCATGCGCGCAGTGCGCAGGCGCTTTTCCTCCTCGGCCTGCTCCGCTTCGCGCAGCTTGCGCTTGTACACCTGGCGATCCTCGGGCGACATCGCTTCGGCGTCGACCTTGACCGATACCGTATTGCGGTTCTCGCCCTGGAACCAGCCGAACGCACCGGTTAGGACGGTTTTCCCGCTGTTCAGTTCAAGTTCGCGGAGGATGTACCAGCCCTTGCTGTCCTTGCCGAAGCGCTTGAATTTGCCAGTGGTGACCAGCGGCGTAGGTGGTAGCCGAGACAGCCCACTCTCCACCATTTGGGCCAAAACTTGTTGCTCACTGCTCATCCTTGCTTCGCCTCGTCGGTGGTCGTGATGCTGCTTTTGAACGGCACGCGTGCGTCACCATGCAACGACGGGATGTCGCGATAATCCAACGCACCTGGTCGCATGACGAGGCCCTGTGTCCTGTTCCGGGGGGAGAGGGGGCGCATGACCGGCGCTGGGCCAATCGACGGCGCCGGCATGTTTGCGTCGACTAAGTCGACCAGGTCGGCAAACCTAGCAGGCGGCTTCATGCGCCCTCCTGCGGCGGTGCCTTGCCGTAGACGCGCATGGTTAGCGCGACCAGCTCCGACAGCGTCTTATGCATCCGGTCGGCGTCATCTCGCAGTAGAGCCTCCTCACGGCGGTCGATTTCGTCGTCAGCGGTGGCCTGATTAAAGTCGCTCGAGAAGCGGCCCAGTTCGGCGTACAGCTCGTTGAACTTCTTCATCAGGTCGGCATTCTCGACCTCGACTTCCGGCAGTCTCACGAACGTCCCGCCGCTTGCCGTTGCAACAGCTTCGGCAAACGACGTCGTCCCAGAAAACTTTTGCATCTGGAGCGCCGTCTCGACCAGGACGCCCTGCCCCTTCCGTTCATAGATACGGTTTTCAAGGGCGTCCCGGCTCATGCCAAGAGCACCCACCATCGCATCCCAGCCACCAGGGAAGGCCCGGATCATCGCCAGATAAGATTGTTTAATGCCCACAACGACCCCTTCTCTACGGTGGTTTAAAGATTTCATTTTTGGCACTACTCTGTCTTGCCTGTGCCGCGCAAATAAGCCCAGTCGACATCACTGCGCAAATCCTCGCAGCGGACAACGCCGTGCGACTCGCGATCGATGTTGATGCAGAGTTGAGCGCCAAGCGGCTGCTTAGCACTGATGGCCTTGCGCAGGTAGCGCTCAGTGGTGCCGCAAGCGGTGCAGAATCCGCCGCGCTCTGCCTTACCAAGGGCGTTTAGGAATGCGAGTAGTTTGTCCATAGGAAAGCATATTACTAAATGGTGATAAGAAAGGTCAATACCATTTGGTGATTTACTCTTTAGTAATCGGCTAGGACAATCCTAGGTATGGAAATACAACAGATCCGACGCGCGCGACTGGCGCAGTTGATACAGGAGCGCTACGAAGGCTCGCAGGCTAAGTACGTCGATGAGACCGGCGAAAATCAGGGGGAAGTTTCAGGCCTACTGAGAAGCAAGTCGTTCGGAGAAAGAAAGGCCAGGAAGCTCGAAGCGAAATCAAACCTGCCAGTTGGCTGGCTCGACAGGCTAGACGAAGAACCCGCGCAGGCTGCCGAACTCAATACAATCCGGCCTGGCCCTGCGCTACGTATTGTCGAAACCGTTGAGCAACAGTGGATGGCACTTGTCTACGTTACGAGAAGCGAACTCGATCTTCTTACTATGTACCGGCGAGCGACTGACGCAGGTAAAGGCCTTGTTGAGATCGCCGCGCAGTCGGCGGCCGGCGAGGAACTAGGAGCGGGTACCGCCCACCAATCGTAAGACCGGCTGAGCCTGGGCTGGATATCTCTGCGCCATAGCCTTGGCCAGCTTCAACATCTCCACTCGTGCCTCCGGGGTCATTGCCCGGAGCGCCTCTTTCATATCTTTGAAATACTGTTCCAAGTTCTCACCCGAGGGTTGGCACATACGCAACGTTACGTGTATGTAATACTACATTAAAAATACTGTATGGATGTACAGTATAAGTATATTTTTTCTATACTCCTGAAATTTTCCTGCTGCTGCGGATTTCCTCCTCCTCGTTCCCAAATTCCTGCTCGACCACGCGTCAATACAGTTTTTTTTTCACGCATGCCGCCGCACGATGCCACATATTACCGTTTGGTGTTGACTTACCTCATTACTGTTTAGTAATATCGCTTCATTCCAGCTTCTTTCCGAGGATGAACATGCAGCGATTCTTTGTGACGATTAAAACAGCCATTCGGCGCCTCGATTACTACGCGATCGCGCCGAACTCGTTCAGTGCCTACGAGTCCGCCTTCGACGCGCAAGACGGTCGCCCTTGCGCCATTACTGTGAGGCCAGTATGAGCGTCAATCAACGCACTCATGGGCAACCACCCCTCGGCACCGGTGAGTTGCACTGCGCCCTCGAAGCAGCGCGGGAACTGGCAGCATTGAACGCGTTCTGCGCATCCCAAGGCTGCTCACCGGCTGAAGTATCTGCCGATGGCCGACGCCTGCATATCCCTCGCGTTTTCGACTTGATGCGCGCCCGCGGCTTCGACGTCGCCCAGCCAGTTCGAGCTGAGCATCAGCCTCGCAAAGGCTTTACGGGGTGGCTGGTCCACGTCCAGATGCCCGGCGCCCAGTTCGACATCGGATTCTTCACCTCCAACGATGTGCCTGCCGGCTCCACGGCCAAGAAGGCGCGACAACTCAACGCGGATCACGCATGACCACTACTGACATCGCAACGCCGGCGCCGGCCGGGTCGACCATCGTCGTCGACGAGCTCGTGACCGACCAAGGCGTCTACGGCCTGTACGACCTGGCGCGCATGCGCCGCTCGCCTGACAACCGCAAGCGCTTCAATGAAGCCGCGCTGCAGGAGCTGGCCGCCAGCATTAAGGCAATGGGCGTCGCCCAGCCGATCCTGATCCGCCCTGTCACGCCAACGGCCGAGGCGCCGGAGGAGTACGAGATCGTCGCCGGCGAGCGCCGCTACCGCGCGTCGATCATCGCAGGCCTGGCCACGATCCCTGCCCTGTGCCGCAACCTGAGCGACCTGGACGCGGCCAAGATCCGCATCCTCGAGAACCTGCAGCGCGAAGACCCGCATCCAATGGAAGAGGCTGAGGGCTATCAGCTGCTCATGCTGCAGCACGGCCTCACGACCGACCAGCTGGTGACCGAACTCAAGAAGAGCCGGGCCTACGTCTATGCCCGGCTAAAGCTTTGCGCACTATGCACCGACGTGCGCGAGCAGTTCCTGGACGACAAAATCTCCGCGTCGACGGCCCTGCTGATCGCTCGCATCCCGGTCCCGGCGCTGCAGGTGCGGGCCACCAAAGAGATCCTGCAGCCGACGTACGGCAGCGAACCGCTCTCGCACCGGGCGGCGACAGCCCACATCCAGGGCCGCTACATGTTGAAGCTGAGCGCGGCTACCTTTGAAATCAAGGATTCGAGGCTGCTCCCCGAGGCCGGCGCCTGTACGAAGTGCCCGAAGCGTACCGGTAACCAGCCGGAGATATTTGCCGACATCGATGCAGACGTCTGCACTGATCCCGATTGCTTTGGCGAAAAGCGCGCTGCACACGGCGCTGCGCTTCTCGCCCAGGCGACCAAGGCTGGCGTCCAGGTGTTCGAAGGTGAAGAAGGTCGCGACTGGCTGGCACGCCGCTGGAATCGCTTGAGCCCTGCGGTCACAGCGGACATGAACATTTTCTACTTCGACCGGAATGCGCCCGATACGAAGAACAGCGGCGTCGTCAGTGACTACCTGAGGGGCGACGCCCTGCCAAAGGTGACAGCCTATGTTAAGAAAGATGATGGCACCCTTACCGAACTATTCGCACGCGCCGAGATCCAGGCTGCGCTCGAGGCGGCCGGAGCCTGCGAGAAGGTCGAGGTGCACGCAAAACGGCTGGCAGAGGCGAAGGCTACTAATCCTGCCGCGGCCGCCAAGGAAGACGCTGAGCGACTCGCGCAGATCGCACGCGACAACACCGTCACCCAAGAGAACGCGTATCGGCTTGCGCTGTATAAGCAGCTGCGCCAGGCTGCAGCTGGCGGCCGCTTCAGCCTGGCATCGAGGCGCGAGTTCATCAAGGCCGTGGCCGAGCAGCTTGACCTGGACTCGTCCCTGCACAGTCTTTACGAGACCGACGTGAGCACTGACCTTGATTCGTTCATCGACAACGCCGATGCGGCCGCGCTGCAGCTGCTGCTTGTCGACTTGGTGCTGAGTTCGGATCTCCAGATCAAAAATCGTTGGCACCTCATGAATGACGGCAGCGTCAACCAGGACGACGGTTTTGCAGCGGTCGTTGCGATGGCCCGTCATGAAGGCATCGACGTCGACGCCATTAAGTCCGCCACGTGCATGCCAGCCGACAAGGCTGCGGCATGA